AAGGTCCCAGGCGCAAAAGAGACTCATGGGGCCTGCTGTTCTAGCGCCCAAGAAGAAGGATTCTCTAGAGAGGCCTACTGCTGTGGCGGTCATAACAGTCATTGTGAGAAGCGCTGGTAATAAGCGTAGCGTTAATAAGCGTAGCGTTAATAAGCGTAGCGTTAATAAGCGTCCTAGCCAAACACCTGAAGAACCACTAGTCCAGAACCACCCGATCCTGCAGTAAAGATACTACGAAGCACTAAGCCACCAGTTCCGCCATTTCCTGTATTTGCTACTGGGGTAGTAACAGTTGATACGCCAAGAGTACCACCTGTTCCTCCAACTCCGTAGGATATGCTCGCTCCAGACCTTACTACAGGAAATGAAAGAGGAGTTCCTGCTCCACCTGCTCCTCCTTGGGTTGTCCTATTCTTTCCGCCATTTCCAAGCGATCCTCCTCCCCCGCCACCACCGTTATTTACTCCTTGAAATCCACCCTGAGATACTGACGATTCTGTTGCAGCTAGGCCTCCAAATCCGTATGGATTTGTAACAACTACACCATTGAATGTTATAGGAGCCACAAGAGATGCTCCCCTGCCGCCAAGCGCTGTAAATGTAGAAAAACTAGAATTTCCTCCAGGGTAACCAAATCTATTGCGTGCATCGGCCGGGGCTCCTCCTGCTCCCACAGTTATTGTATATGGGGTTCCTGGCATAACAGAATAGCTTCCAGTAACCACTTGTCCCCCTCCGCCGCCGCCGCCGCCAGTACTACCCCCACCCCCCCCCCCCCCCCCCCCCCCCCCCCCATACCTTACTTCTCTCGCTGCGGCAGGTGCCGTCCCTGTGGTTGTACCAACCGTCGTAAAAGCTAGATAGAGTAGTGTTGGATTCAGTGGTATAGATGGAGGAGGTGTAGCATAGAACTCAATAACGACGAGTCCAGAACCACCTGCTCCTCCATTGCTTCCAGCAACTATCAGTTTCTGCGTACTTACACCCCCACCACCATTTCCTGTATTTTCTGCGCCATCAGGACCATCACGAGCAGTAGTAACTTGACCTGCTCCTCCACTTCCTCCAACTCCATACAGTATAGTAGCTCCAGAACTAATGATAGGAAATGAAAGAGGAGTTCCTGCTCCACCTGCGCCTCTTTGCGTCAGCGTACCATTTTCGCCATTCCCAAGGGATCCTCCCCCTCCACCCGCATTTGCCGTAGGTGGTGCGAGACCTTCCTGGTAGGGTGCGGATTTTCCACCTGTAGATGCTGAGGATCCCGATGCAGCTCTACCTCCACTTCTATCTTGAGTTGTATCAAACTTGTCATTAGTCCCTATAGCACCCCCACCACCCAGGGCCACGACTGTATGAAAACTAGAATTCCCTCCAGGATACCCTCGATACGTTATGGCATCGTATACCCCTCCTGCACCTACAGTTATAGCATATGATGTTCCTGGGACAACACTATAGGTTCCAGTAATAACTTGTCCTCCTCCTCCGCCTCCGGATGGATAATAGCTTCCCATACCAGCGCCACCAGCACCTACAAGTGAATATCTTACTGATGTTGTTCCTGCTGGTGCTGTCCACGTCCTTGTACCAGTATTCTTAAAGGCCACATAGGTGAGTTCTTTAGGAGGCGGAGGTATCACTGGTGGCACTGGTATCTCTGGTGGAGCTGGAGTAAGAACAACATTCAGTAAGGGTTGTACATAGTTTCCAGCAGACGCATACGAGAGATTCGGAACAGGTCCTGTCATATGGACTTTGACCGTATTGGAGTTAATATCTTGAGAACGTTGTACAGCAAAGTTTGTTAATGTCCGAATAATCGTAGTCTGCGTCAACCAGGAACTGTTAAAGTTTTGTTTGTTCTTGTTCCTATTCATCTGTCCTTTGGATCTAAAAAATTGAAGCCCCCGGCGCCCCAGCAGCGAGGTACACATGCCGTACGCCTATCAAAAGAATGCCGCTGGCGAGTTTGTGTGCACCATCTGTTCAGAGGTCAAGAAGAATCAGAACACCATGCACTATCACATGAAGAAACATGAGGGGCATCTGCCCTTTAGTTGCGCAACATGTAAGAAAGAGTTTCTCCATGCACAGACACTGGCTGTCCATATCGCCGCCAAGCATTCCAAAGAGGATACGGCGATGCTGAAGTGTCCCTGTTGCCCATACAAGACTCTTACAAAGGCAAACAGGATTCTACACTTTATGCGTAAACATTGTACAGAGGAGGTTGAGCGCCTCGCAATCAAGGAGTCGACCTGCCCCACCTGTCAAAAAGTCTGTAACAGTAGCGCAGCTCTTCTCTATCATTTATCTACAGGCTGTATTGAGCTCCCTGTAGAGAAACAGACATTCTTGACCGAACTGATGGCGTAGTCTTGACAACAGATGTGTTTTTTACAACTCCTTGGTATGAATAAATGTCTGAGAAATCACAATGAGTTTATAGAGGTGGAATCCGAGGGCGCCAAAAGCGGTGATCAGAAGCATATCATATGCGGGGCGTTCCGTTCGTTTTGCGTAATATCCAATCCAGAGCATCAGTGGCGCAATCAATAAGACATGAATCAAGTTTACCCAGACTACCGGGGAAGCAGCTATAAGACGTGATATCGCCTTATAGCCGTGATACAAGAGAAGGACAATCCCTGTTCCGAACAGGACAGAATACATCCATTCAGGGGTTGCAGCTCGGTTGAACCCTATAAAGAGGAAAAAGGGCACAATAACCGTAACATGTAGAATAACAATGAGAAAGTATTTATCCATGTATCTGTATCAACCATGAGAAAGTTTCTTCTCAAGAATCTTCACCAGGCCGGCGGCATGTTCAATCGCTCCTTCAGACCATGCTTGCCGAAGAGAAAAGGATTCCCCGCAGACGTGTATGCTAGGCATACTGGGAAAGGGTTGATATGCTTCTCGAGACACTGTGGCCGGATCGTAGGTACCAGGGAGCCAATAGGTGACTCCATTCTCCCAGTAGTGAGCTTTGACAAACGTGGGTCCAGGAATGGTGGGCTTCAGAAGCCGCCGAAGTTGGTCTACAATTTCTTCACTGACCTTTTTTTCTCCCACGGCATCCAGCTTTTCTTTCCAGAACTCGGCGTCTTGAGAATCTGTATAAGAGATTTGTACTACGCCAATCGCAGGATTTCCAGGAATCATGTACCGGATAGGCTCGGGTGTAACCATGCGCCCAATATCTTCTGTCCAGAGTTTGCCTCCCTCTAAAGGAAATACTCCGTAGAAACGGAGAAGAGGTTTCATTGCGACACGGGTCAGCCCTTTCCATTTGGAAAATGGGCGAATGGCCTTCAATGCAACAGATGGAACAGCCGCAATACAGTGGCGGCCTTTTAGCATCACTGGCTCACCTTCTACAGAGCAGGTAACCGTCACCACAGCCTTGTCCTGCGCAACTTCCACACAGGTGTGTCCGGTGAGAATCTTCCCTCCCTTTCGCTCAATATCTCCACGCATACCCTCTATGATGGCTGAAAACCCTTCTCCACAGATTCCAAACTTTTCCTTCGGCCCCATCTCATGACGAAAGGTCTCAAGCGCCAGATCAGCACGCAGGGTATCCACTTCTCCACGATACGGATATCTCAGTAAATAGTCATCGGCTATCTTGGGCCCGTGAACCTTGGTTAGCAGCTCTCGGATAGTATGCTTGGCCAACTCTTCTGCTGGCAAGCCTTCCAAGGCCCGGAAAAAGAGGGAGAGTCCGGGCTCGAACTGACCCTCCTCCAAAGGTTGCCCATAGTCTCCTACAAACTTTGGTGCTCCTCCAATCGGCACCCAGGTCAACTTGTATTTGCGCATAAGTTCACGGATGTGGGTGTGATGTTCTGAAATACGGCCAGCCCCCGCCTCCCATTGGAGGTCGACACCATCAATCTTCTGTTTGAATGTTGTGGTGCGACCACCGAGTTCCTTGTACTTTTCTACAATCACTATGCGTCGCCCTTTCTTCTGTAGCTGGAGCCCAGCATAGAGCCCCGCAATACCGGAGCCTACGATGATGACATCGTAGGATTCAGTATCCATCTTGCTTGAAGGTCTGATTATTTAGCAGGAGCAGGAGGACTCAGGGCGAGCAGCGCCTGTCCCCCCACCCACTCAATCACCTTCTGAGTATTATTCGAGCTGAAGGTGCCGACCACCTTCTTGTTGCTCACGATGATGAAGGTAGGCACGCTGCGCACGCCACAGTATCCAGGAGTATAGTCATTCTGGTCAATGTCGCACTTCAGCCAGTTTGCGCCGGGAACGGCCGCCTCTATTGCTTCTACGTCCAGTGCGCGGCAGGGCCCACACCACTTTGCCGTAAAGTAAATCACGGTGAAGTGGGGAAGCACCACGCCAGGCTCGGGCTCTTGGAGGCCAATCAGTTGCTCGAACTCAATATGAGAGATGAGAAGCTTCATTTATACACTCCCACGAGATAGTTTCTTGTTTCGCATTACCGCAAGGCTGATTCCGATCAAGGAAGCGATGGTCAACGAACCCAAAAAGATTGTACTCTCATCCGTATCCACTACGCCACCGCCTCCCTGTGTTATTGGCATCTCATCCCGTGTATTGTCGAGTGTGGCCTGTATAACCTTGTTCATATCCGGAAGCGGAGTCGATCCCCCCTTCTGCTTTGGCACCGGTTTTGCCTTGCCGCCACCGGCCTGATTGACATCGACAAACAGCTTGTTTACCTGCGTTAGGGCACCGGGTAAAGCATAAATGCCAGCAACCCCTACTGTCGCAATAATCCCCAGAATCGTTCCTATCGTGGTAACTCCCCAACCAGCCCATGAGCTCAAGACTGGTTGAATTTCCGGTGGAATCGCACTGGATATTTCCAGGTACCAAGGATAGATAAATAAAAACATCATTCCCGTGATTGTCGCAGTCATATGACCATAGGATATCTGTGGCTTGTTTGTAAGAGGGTCTTCTTTGTACAGGGGAAAGCCATCTTCATCCTGAAGAGGCACGCCACTTGCGTCTGTTTCAGGAATCTTGAATCCAATATCAGAAGGGGTCAATGATTTTGGCAAACATTCTGGAGGCGGCTTTGGCGCCTTCAGCTTTTTCTTCTTTGCGGCCGCAGTGGCTGCGGCGGCCGCATCTTCCCCTGTCACATATATGGGGTCCCCATTCTCATTCGTTTCTACCGTCAGAAGCACATTGCCATTTGAGTCCGTTTGGTCTACCTTCAACCTATTCGCAAGCTTTGTTAGCTCGTTATCGGCAATGTTTGTATTCAAAAACTTGTTTATAAACGGAAGCTTATACCCTTCACGTGAGAAGTGTGGAGAATAGGTCTGTACGATATCAAATGTAAACCAAGGATTCGCATACTTAATAAATGATTTTACATAGGGTAGCCACCATTGACCGGGATAGGACTTGCTTAAGAGAAAGTACAGCCCCTTCAAGAGTTGATTGGAGCCGAACTTTGCTCCCGCCCACCCCATGGACCCTGATACGAGAAGATTTGCGCCGTTCGACCCCAAGGTGTAAAACGCTGAAAATACCATCGCAGAGATTGCTTGATATAAGGGGCCCAGCCCAGGAATCAAGGCAAACAAGGGTTGAAACGCCGCAAACGGGAAAATGCCCGTTAATAGCCTGTGTGCCCATAATGGAATGGGTTTATTAAAGATTCCTTGTACGTAGCTTTTCCCAGCAGCTTCGCCTGATGGCGCAGAGCTCTCCGCCGCTTTCGCTTTTGCGAATCCCATCGCAGCATCTGCTGCGCTTGAATCTACTCCGGGTATTGCCGGCAGCCCTTGTGGCACTGCAGGTAGTCCTGGTATTCCTGCGATTCCTGCCATTCCTAATCATACATCCTACCTAAATCTTGAAGAGAAGCCCCGCAAATCCATTCACTACACGCAAGACATTGTGGTTTCTCGCATACACCACCACATGAGCCTTCCCCCGATTTGGCGCATAGGATGGATTGGTAATCTGTCGAGTAATGGGGTTTCCATTGCCATCTAAGAGAGGTGCACCGGTTGGATCTACAACGGGAATCGTCAGCGTCGTTGGCTCGTTTGAATCTGGGCGAAGATTCAGCATCAGATTCATATTATCAATACGGCTCGCATTCAGAGACCCTGATGGCTGCATTTCCTCCGGCCGGAGTGCGAAACTATAGAGATAGATAAAGTTCTTTACATCCGTACTCGTGTGGTACTGGTAGGGCTGAACCATACGGAAGTATCCTGCGTCTCTGGCGTCAAAGCGATCGTATCCATCAATCTGGAGTGTCCCATCCTGGAGCATGTCTCGGGAAATCCCCGCCTCGAAAGCGGAGGTAGAGCCAAAGTTAAACCACTCGTGCGTATTCTTCATAATCTCACGCTGAATGACCCAAAAGAGTTCCCGAATGGGATGATTGAATTCAAGGCGAACATTCATGATATTGATTCCTTCCGGAATAGATACCTGTGGCGTATACTGAATCTGTTCAATGAGATATTCGTGCGTGTTTGCGACGAAGCGACGGCGCTCCTCACGGTCAAGGTAGACATAGTCACCCCACAGTCGAACATCGACAATCTTCGTTGGCAGTGGCTGTAACGTACTACAGCTATCTGCCGTGTTTGTGTTGGAGATCAAGGAGCCCAGATCCCGAATCTTCATGTTGATGCGGATAGGGTGATATTGCATCGCAAGAAGCGGAAGATAGAGACCCGGGTTCTTATTAAACCAGAACTGGAGGGGGATGTAGAGTTTGGTTGCGCCATATTTGTATCCTCCTACGGAACAACTTGGTGAGGGCACCACTGCTGGTGGCGCATTCAACCCATCTACACGGCCAATCATGTTGTTGAGAGCATCAAGCTGGCTGGCGGGAGTCGATACTGTTGACCAGATTTGCATCCATTCTCCGGTCTGCTTGTCGATTTCTTGTTCGCCGATTTCCAGAGAAATCTCTTCAATCAAGGCGTAGCCAATGGAATTCACATAGACGCCGGACGAACCATCGCTCATTGTGACAAAGGGAAGAACAATCTCCAAAATGATTGGGCCAAGAAGGTCGCCCCGACGAGGCACGAGTGCCGTAACCCTTTTTCCAAAATCAGGATCCCCGTCAAAATAAATCTGCTGCGACTCTATTGCAAAGTTTGTATAGCGGCGATACACCATTTTAAACCATGTTATCTGTGGATTTCCGGTAAGAAAGACATCCTGCTTTCCTTGCGCAACAAGCTGTAATAATCCACCACCACCAGGCATTCTAGTGTATCGTGCGACTTATTCAGTGGATGCTATTCTTATCTTTAACCAGAAGCGCACATGAGTGACTTTATTCAACAGGCAGTCTATTCGATTAACTCTAACACTGGCACACCTTATCCTGCGAATACGATGCAAGTCGCAGATGGAAATGGTACACGAGTATGGCAAGACGTATTTCAGACGATTAGTAGTCAGAGCGGTCAGGGTGGCAGTGCGATTGGATATCTTCCCTCGACCTTTAATCGAATCTACGGAATCGCTTCTTCCCTGTCCACCATCATTGCTACCAGCTATTCAACACTCTCCACCCAGATTGGTATGGGGGGAATACCGGGTAGCATCACTACGGGCCAACTACAAAGTACAGTAACATGGGTTCAGGTCACCTCCAAATACATCAGCACGGGGGATTTAACCAGTAGTATGACGCCATTTTTGAATGGTTCTCTTTCCTTCATGTCAAACATTCAAAGCACAGTTATAGGGTTGGGATCCGCAAGATATATCAGCTCGCCAACGCTACTCAGCACAACGACCGGTATGAACAGAGAGAGATTTTCTACAGTGGTTGGTCTCGGCTCCTACGGGTATGTAAGCAGCCTTTCCCTCCAGAGTACTGTCACGAATCTTGGTCAACTTTCCTATATCAGTTCACCGGCACTCGTGAGCAGCATGACGGGGCTCTTGTATCCGGCCACATCCCCTGGAGGGTCACTTGGAGTGATTGTAACCGGAACTGCCGAGCCCCCCTTTGTTAACTTTAATACCGTGATTAGCCAGTATCTTACAAGCACAAACTATTTCAATCAGACGAATGCAGGAACCTATGGTGTAGTGTTTGGAGCAAGCCTGCCCAGCACAACGTCTGGATTGATTCGATCTCTTGGGTCGCTCAACTATGTGAGTACGGCGACCCTCCAAAGCACAAGTCAAGGAATCCAAGCGGCGAAACAGAACATCTTTATTGACCGGTCAGGTGCAACAAACATCTACAACTCGCAAGTGTTCATTTCTTCCGTAAGTGCAATCACCTTTCTCAGCAGTTTCATTGAATCCTCCATCGTGTACAAGGGGCAGAATGGGGGCCTCACAGGGACCGTGACGAACAACTCGAATCTTACCTTTTCTACTGCGAACCTTCAGTTCGATGTCTTCTCTAGTGTCATTACTCCTTCGAGTCGCATTACTATTGAACTCTTTCCCACCCTTCAGTTTGATACCTTGACGACGGGCTCCATAACATCCGGATTATACCCCATGACGACCTATATTCAATACGGGAATGCGTTTATCAGTACATCCAGTGAAACTCGTGTAGCAGGCGCCACTGCAACAAATGGCTTTTCCAATATCTTTCAGCAGCCGATTAAGATGTCTATCCCTGGCACGCAGGTTATCGGCGCATATCAGAATCCCTATGTTCTCTCTCATTCCATGCCAGGTGCAATATCTTATCAGACAAATATTGGATTTCGTTCACCGTCAATGACAGTCTTCTATGCGTCAACCAACTCGTATTTTCTTACCATACAGAATCTATCCTTCTAAGACAGAAAGATGGCATCAAGTGGAAGATCCATAGATACCGACCAGATTACTCTCCGACAAATCAGTGTGCGTTCTGCGACAAATGGGTACATTCCTCAATCCCATGTGTTAATCTCCGATGGGGCGGGCACAGCATATTGGAACTCGGTGAGTTCTATTGTAGTAAATACCTATAATACGGTCCGTGATTCGCAGGGGTCTACCTTGAGTGCAATCGATATTGGAACCACCCTCCCCTTTAGTACCACGGGTATACAGGGTCTCTTAAACATCTATGTCAATAATCAAAATAGTACCTTGACGTTTAGCAATGCTGCGCCAAATCTTCTTGTTGCGCAGAACACTGTTCCCTTTGTCTCCCGCCTCGCAGCGCAGGCCGTTCCTAATGCGGAAAATATTGTCATGTCCTCGTCCCAGTCTACATTGAAATTCATCGGTGTGGGAGATATTCAGCTTTCTACTGTAACGGATTTGCGTGCGGTGTTTTTCTCCATTAGCAGTTTTAGTGCGAGCGGCTATGCGGATCTTTCTGGTGAAACCCGTGCTTGGCGCCCTTTCTCCTATAGCACTCTCTCGACAAATGCGGGGTACGCCAGCTTCGTGAGTAGCATTCCCTTTTCCACCTTTTACAATATTGACGAATATAATGGGTATGGCTGGGACTGGAGCCCGTGTCTGGGGTCCAATATCCCCATGTCAACGGTAGAGACGTATCCAAACTATTCTACTGGTGATGTCTATTTCAGTACGGTCTCCTTTAGTATGGCCCCCTTTCTTCGCTATATTCACCCGAACTCGACCACCAAAGTGTTTTTGGAAGTGAATCCATCGTATTTCTTCCAGCGCATGTATTTGGGTGCGAGTACCCCGGTGAATCTCGTAAAGGAGTTCTCGAGCTTTGTTCAATATGAATCTCGACGCGTGGGGCGCCAGGTTCTTGGAAAGTCATCGTATGGGGGCTACATGTTTTCCCAGATGTCGAACGCATATGCGTCAAACTATTATGATAATCAACTGAAGCTTGAGCTGGATCCTGCTATTCTAAGACAGAATGCGGCTATTGACGGTCCTTATGGGGGCTATTATACTCTCTATCACCGTATCCCTGGTGCCATGGCGAGCCTGGTGTCCGATGGCTACTGCGGATACTATCTCAGTGCTCGTAGCGGATTCAGCAATGACCAGATTGTGAATGTAGATAATCGTACGGCGCTAAATAATGGCGTGTACCTCCATCTCTATAATCAGTCAGGGAATGCGCCGCCCATGCCTGGGCCTTAGGTTATAATCTCACTGCACTCTAATGAGAACAAGAAAAGCTAGAAACCATGTATTAACTGAAGAGTTTATTCGTAAACAAATTACGGTGAAAAACTATGATCGATATTTGGACGAAAATGTCTATCAGGGCGAAGATCCATTTAAACTGCCGGCAGATGATGATTGGGATCCGGCAACTGGTTCATGTTCGATGCATTCTTCCTTTACCATTGAAGTTCTGGGTGGAAAGCTTACTGACGCCATACGGCAATATAAAGGGGTAAAAGAAGTGACAGAAGCGAACATAGAGAGTATACTTAAGAAACTAGATTCTGGTTCTATTGTCGAATTTGTTCATGCCTATAGAGATAATAAAAAAATGAAAACACTACCAAGAAATAATGTGTATTATTCGCACCATTTTTGTTTGGTGAAAGGCGGTAGCAAATACTTTTTATCCCAGGGATTCCAGCACGCATACAAGCAAAGGTTGAATACCTATACTGGCGACGAAGTGCGGAAAATGTTACGGGATATAGTCCTCTATTTATGTGATCCTGATGGCACAAAGAAGTGGAAAGATTTGGATCTGAAGTATTATACTAAGTATTTCAAGGCAGATTTTACCGTGGGGAAAATGGATATGTTACCGGTTAAACCAGAGAAAAAGGTACATGGGATTATTTTACAGTATGCGGAGATTAAGATAGAGCATTAGACCGTGGCCTTCGCCCTACGGGCTTAATACCCTCGCCCCAGCTCATGCGTCGACTCCACGGAGCTCGATTTGCTTATTGGCAGATCAAGTGGCACTCCCTCCCGCTTCGCCAGCTCGGACGCCCAGGCCTCCAGACGCCCCTTGACAATAGCGGTGGGCCGATACGGCCATGGGGACAAATAGACTGCATTTGACCAGGGCCCTGCCCGCAACCATCCAATATGAACCTGCTGACGCTGCTTAAAAAACCTCCAAAAGAACTGCTGCCCTTCAGCATTCTCTGCGAAGTTTGCCCGAATCTCAATATGCTTTCTCTGCTCTGGCGGAGTTGTTGCGACAGGCCACTCATCTTCCAACTTTTTTACAAGCGCCATATACCATGCACAACAGGCCTCCAAGGACCAGAGCGTCGCCTGAAAGGTAAAGCCATACTCATCGGTACCAGGTGTAATACCGGCCCACAGCGGGCGAGCAGGCATGAGAGCTCCCTTTGGCCCAGGACATGGCATCAGACGAGCACTCGCAATGATACCCCGTGTATCATCTAGAATCGTTAATGCTTCTACCATGGCCCCCAGGTCAGGCACTCGGTCCAGTAAGAAATCCTCCTGGACAGGAATCACATGCAGAAACCGCCCGGAAAGACTCAACTGCTGAAGGGCTGCCGCACGACTCGCCAGAAATCCTGCGTCCTTGGCCTCCAAGGGAATCAGCGTCACTCCATGATCGTTCACCACCTGGGCGCAGACAGGATGCTCTGGACATTCTGTGGCTAAAAAGAGATGCTCCATAAATGGCGCATACCGCCGCACCAAGGTGAAATGAAGAGGAAGTAAATAATAATAGGCTGGGGTCGAGTTCACTAGATATGCAACCTGGTCCATTATACTGTACTAGTGAGGATGCCTAAGGTCCCTTGTATATATCTCTGTAGTGAAATGTTGGCTAGGCATCCCCTGACAGGAAAGGATATTCGGATTATGAATTTTGATACTTCTGTCTGGAGAGACCAGAAGACTCTGGCCTGGTTCGATTCGGCCCCACCCGTCATTGACCGTCTGAATCGCTGGGATATTGCGGCAACCAGTGTCGCAGCGGCCACGGAACTGGTTGCCGCAGGATTACCTCCAGAGATTGTTCTTTGCTTTGGACCTGTCGAGGCCTGCGCAGACTGGTGTAAGGCCGGTCACGCCGCAAAGCCGAAGATTGTCGCAGTAACAAAGGCGCTTGTTACGCACATGGGTATTGAGAAATTCGGTCAACTCGGCCTAGGAAACGTGGTGTGTGTGGAGGAGCTTCATGAGATGTATCCTTTCGTCGGTGGCGCATGGGATGGGTCTCTGGACGATGCGAAAGTGCTTCTTGCGATGCTCTTTCATTTTGGTCGTACATTTCCTGCGACGAATCCGTCAGGGCGGGACCTACGAGGCCTTCGTCTTGAGCCTGTGCTACAGGCCCCACAACCCCTGTGGTTCCTCACGCAGTATTATCGGCCACAGACATCATCACGACGTGCGGAGATTGATGCCTGCGTCGATAAAAATCTCGAGTGCGACACGATTGACAAGATTATTCTGCTGAATGAGATGACGGGGGGTCCAAAGCATCCTAAAATCCAGGAGGAGGTGATTGGAAAACGTCTGACCTATGCGGATGTTATTCGCTGGATTTATGAGAAGGCGCCCAAGGACATTTTGGTCGCTTTTGCGAATGCCGATATTTTTCTGGATGGTCCTTCTTGGAAGGCACTCTGGTCCACCGATATTGAAACTGTGCCAAAGTTTCTTGCGCTGCTTCGTTGGGATGTGAACTCTGCGACAGCAGAAGGAATCGCCGCAGCAAAACTCTTTGGACCTCGAGCAGATTCTCAGGATACCTGGGTGCTTTCCTCGAACGCCGTGAAGGCTGTGACGTGGGATTGGGCTGCACTAGAGTTTCCCTTTGGCCAGGGCGGCTGCGATAATGCGATTACACTGGAACTCTTTCGCAAGAAGTTCTTGGTTGCGAATCCAGCTCTTACCATGAAGACATATCATCTTCATAGCAGTGGGATTCGCACCTATGATCCCCGCAATGTCGTTGAGAAGCCCGTCTTTCTCTATATCCAGCCCACGGGGCTTCACGATATGAAACCGCTTCAAGATATCTCTGGAACACAGGCTGCGACCTTTGCGCCGTTTGAGCGACGTGTAAAGGGGCCACTTACTGCGGCCCAAGCCCGTACCTTTTGTACGATGGTCTCCCGTTCAACGGAGGATCGAGTTCATCTTGAAGTAGATGCTCCAAATCTGTGGAGCCCTGGCCCGACCCCGCTTTCAACTCTACGGGATGTCTTCTATACACGTGACGGTCTCGCCTATACCTATGATAGTCTTCTTATTGGAAAATCAAAGGCTTCTGCGCAAGCATGGGCCACGTCAACAGTCAGCTATTTGGCATCATCGATGCTGGTCAAGGATGCGATCATTGCGCCACTACCCGATGCAGTAGCAGCGTCTCCTGGGCGGTATCTTCTCGAATATCTGTCCAAAGTCTTTCTGCTACAGAAGATGTCTAATACTCCTTTGGCAGAGTTCTGGTGCTCACGTAAGACGGACTGTGGCGATGTCCTTCGGATGTTTTCATGGCCCACCAAGGAAATCCCAGTCATCTCCCGTGACGAGAATCAGCAAACGTGGTGTTCCAATGCGATGATGTGGCCGTACCAGGACACTCCTCCAGAGTATGTATCCAGGGAGGAGATTGGTGCTCTACGTGGTACGTTTGGCCTCGGCGGATGGGACGCAAAGACGAATCATAAGCAGCTGGTGATTGTTGTGGATGAGAAATGGATTAAACAGGACGTTGCTGAAGCGATTGAGGATGCGGTCAAGGACTATCTTTCGGTGAAACTCGTCTGGACTGGCCGTACATCTTTGGAGGCTTCGCTACGTGCGCTCAGAGGTGCTTGGGGCATCCTATGTCCAAAAGGGGATCCTCTGGCCGCATGGTGCTGGGTGCTGCCTCGTGGTGCCTTTGTCTTGGAGATTCAGTCTGAGATGGAGCCGAGCGCAGTGACTCTTCATACAGCCTGCGCAGCTGAGCTTGAGCATCGTCTGACGATTGTACCGAAGGGCGTACCAACAGAAACGGATCTTAAGGCACTCTCTACAAAGCTATGCGCAGCGATTCTGGCCGAGATTCAGCCTCGACCAGTGGAGATCTTAATCCCCACTCTTTCTATACCAAGTGGTCACCAGGGCTTCTTTGCGCATGCGGGTGACTCCTTTCGAGAAATCGCAGAAGAGTGGGGCCGACGTGGCTATGTGAAGTGCGAGACGTCTAGCTGCGTGAATATCTGGTTGGGCGGCATCGGGGAGACTCTCTTGTACGACCGGCCCACGAAGGAGTGGCTGATTAAGTCTCCTATGGCCGAAATGAAGTGGAAGCGGGCCCTGTTTGGAAACCCTGCGCCAAGTCAGGGGGCGCAGAGTTGGGCATTCTGGCCACGCCGCCCTCTTCTTGTCGAGGAGCTGGTGGCGCAGGGCGCTCCCCTGAAGCCCTGGGAGGCCCGTGGAAAGGTACTCGTGTTTTACGGGCGATCCGAGAACTCTGTTCAGAAGGGGCACCGCACACGAGCAGATTGGTCCACTGTCTGCGACGAATTTGTTCACCTTCAGGGGTCCGAGCCATATCCTTACACGCATAAGGAATATCTGGAGCTCCTGTCCAATGCGCAGTTTGGTCTCTGCCTGGCCGGCTACGGATTCAAGTGCCACCGAGAGATTGAGTGTATGGCCATGGGTTCAGTGCCTGTTTGTGGGCCCGATGTGGATATGGCCCACTATGCGGAGCCGCCGGTCGAAGGACTCCACTATCTGCGTGCGGTGGACCCGGCGGCTGCAAAGGCTGCGCTAGAAAAAATCACTCCTGACCGTTGGATGGTCATGTCGGTCGCATGCCGTGATTGGTGGAAGCGCAACTGTTCCATCGATGGGCTGTGGGCGCTGACACAGAAGCTGATTACGCCATAGCCTCCTTCTCAAGTCGCAGCCCAAAGCGCTTCGGTTTATTCCCATAACGCTCATCATTGTATGCGCCGATTACAGCATATAACCCATCGGGTAGTGCCGTCCCAAGCATTCTAAGTATCTCCTGCTTCAAGCAAACGATACTTAGCATCTCACCTCCCATCTTAGTTTGCTCGTACATAAGGTCTGGGCGAACCAGGGTGAATCTCGGCTTGATGCTCAGGAGCTCGTCGATCTTATTCGTCAAGAACTCGTCGAAGCGACTCAGATGTGGCGCCACGGCCTCAAAGGCTGCGTGACCGCTTGGAATGTGCTGGCGTAGCGGGGTAAGCAGCAGCTTCGTATCAGCCTTTGTCCACTGGGCCAAGAGGGTCTCCTCATACTTTGGCCATGCAGGGCTCCGTCGGCGCTGATCATGCTCAAACTTTGCCTGCTTCTCCTTCACGTAGGCATAGTAGAGATGGTTCAGATCAGGGGATGTCCAGACCATAATGGGATCCAGGTCATCTCTCTTGGACAGCTCCAGCACGGGCCAACACCACTGTCGGGTGTCCCGAGCCGCCTTGGGAAGGATGGGCGCAAAGAGCTCCAGCATTCCATACAGATTCTCCTCGGGCATCACCAGCCCATTGATGCCCTCAATATTATACGCTACACCGTCTGGCTGAAGAAGGCTGGTATAGTCTGCGATAGGAAGCGCAGGCGTGTTGCCATTGTAGTCAGAATCAATCTGCTGAAAGCAGCCGTCGAACACATAGTGAAAGAGGGCCAACTGTGTCTCGCAGTAAATGTCCAGTACACATAGTGTCTGCTGGTCAGTCAACTCATTCATGTTGTCCTGTAAGGACTCCTGCCATCCCGCACACAAATAGATGTCATAGCCAGGAAGTCGTCGCACATCAGTAACGCCGCCGTGCTTTCCATCTCCTGCCCAGAGCATCAGGCGCAGATTCTTTTTAGCCGATGGCTTGAAGTCCTTCTTCAGATCCTGGTTGTTGTTGGTATTAAAGAAGATGACGGGCATGGTTGTACGGGCTGCTTGGCCCGTGCCCGATTCAATTTTTTGGGAAGGGGTGGAAGGGGAACGTACGGAAGCTGAGATGTTCTGTAGGCTCCAATCACCTTCCATCGGTTAGGATTCACACCTGTCGGAGCCATCTCTTCTATTTCCTACAGGGGTTAAACGGTTTATACCTTTCTGTTCAGATGAAGCGCATCATTTATTGTTTTTGGACAGGAACAAATGAAATGTCTCAGCAACGAAAGGATTGTCTGACTGCGCTTCCTGGAGCAACTGGATGTGAGGTCAAATGTATCTACAAGGATGATCTTGCGCCCTATATTCTGGAGGACCACCCGCTTCATCCTGCGTTCGAGTATCTATCGGAAACACATAAAGCAGATTATCTGAGAACCTATTTTATGAATTTTCATGGAGGAGGATATACGGATATTAAGCGTCAGGGAGGTTCGTGGATCAAGGCCTTTGATGATTTGGAGGCCTCTGACGCATGGATGAATGGATATCGAGAAATCGAGACTGGGGTCGCATATCCACCTCATGCGGCATATTGGCGTGAACTGATTGGAAACTGCGCCTATATCTGTAAACCTCGGACTCCGCTTACAGAAGAGTGGTATGCTGCGATGATCGCTCTCTTAGATGCACGCCTCGAGCGCCTTCGACTGCATCCAGCGACATTTCCTCAAGATTCTGCTGACCGAAGTAGTTACCCTATCGCCTGGAATGAGATGCTGGGGCGAATCTTTCACCGTATCGCCTATAGCTACAAGGATAAACTTCTTCAAACAGTTCCTATGGTAAGCTTCTATTCCTACCGGTGAACCTACTTACAATAGAACAGGGGGTTGTTTCCATCACTATCAAATATGCGATAGTTATTCTGGCTCATGAACTCAAGGATTCGCTCCTGGCCATAGCCAAATAGTCTTGAAGAGCAGTGATTTGTCTCCACTTGGATAAGAGGTTTATGTTTCGCAATCGTGTCAGCGGCGCCCTCAAGGACGTACAGCTCAGACCCCTCAGTATCAATCTTAATAAAATCCACTGGAGCATCGTACTCGATATCATCCAGTTTTACCGTGTCAATCGAACTCTCGTTTTTAGTACATTCTTGTATGTAGTAACATCCAGAGTTTTCACCATGTTTGCGGACCATACATGTCGTGCTCTTGTTATACACTCCTTTGTTAAAGAGTGTAATGTTCTTAAGGGAGTTCAGCTTAATGTTCTCGGCAAAAAATCCATGCGAGACGGGATTTGGCTCAAAGGCGATCACATGGCTGAAGAGTCTTGAATAGGGTAGAGAAGTCGTGCCAATATGACCGCCAACATCTATACACGTATTTGTACATGTTGGGTACTGCTCAAGATACCGCTTGACAATCCCAAGTTCCCTTGGGTAAGGCTCTGATTTACCGTGATTAATGTGCCATTCAAAAATAGGGTCGTCAAGTACATAGGTGAATCCATCCCAGGTTGCCTTCATTCTGCTGTGGAAAAGCTTGATTATAATGCTGGGGGCTTGCCGCAGTTACATCCCCTCATCAGAATCCGGGAAGGAGACAATAGCATCGTCCTTGAGGCGGCCTAGATATTTGAACTTGAGGTCGTACACCTTGTCCTTGGGGCCAAGATACAGGCTGCGCCCATCAATCTCTCGCTTGGACACCTTGATTTCTCGAATCTTCTCTACAGGGACTTCTTGGGTAGGATTGGGTATGATAGCAACGGGTGGACCCACGGGTGAAGGTGGGGGCACCGCTTTAGCTTGCCGCTTCTTTACCACGGGTTGAGCTACCACAGGTTGAGCTACCACAGGTTGAGCTACCACAGGTTGAGCTACGACGGCCGCCTCGGCTTTCTTTGGACGTCCTTTTGTCTTTCGGGCCCCAGCAGGCATTACCTGCGGCTCCACAGTCTGAACCCCCTCATATGCAACAGCAGCAGCCTTCTTTGCCCTCGCCATTGTTTTCTCACTAACTGTAGACCCTGACTCTATCTTTAAACGGTACCATGCCCCATCATAGAGTCTACTCCAAAAGGGAATGGGCTCCGTCACTCGCCCCATCAAATACGACGGCAGCATTCCCTTGATAGTCGTTCCTGTAATCTCTCGAATCTTTTCCTCCGTCTTTTTCTCTTTCGCATAACACGAATCACATAAATCCCCATTCCGTGCAATAGTACTACACCGAATGGGAAGATGAAAGAGGCCCCCGCCCTCAAACTCAAGCATATAGACCTCCTTCGGCGTATCTCGGACAAGGCGCCCAAGGCATTGTGCGGCAGGCATTGTGTACTTACCAATCGCTGCCGCCAAAATAAATTTTACACCCTCGTCGCCTCACAGCTCACGTACGACAGTATGGACCAGATGCATGATTCCAAGTATCCCACAGCTTCCTCTGACTATTCCCTCTCGAATACCTTATGCAGCGTAGGAATCATTCTCTTTATTGGGTCCGCAATGAACTACTTTGCAACAGGCAATGGGGAGGATAGCATGATTATTACAGCCTACTCTTTCTTCTTCTTTCTGGGAAGCGGCCTCATCGAGATCTGCGCCTCAGACAGTGTTTAACTGTGCGAGCGCAACCATCCTAGTACAGGGCGAGAGTTCTCGCCGAAGGGTCCGTCGCCCCTGGAGTCCACCGAGGCATCCAGAAATAGGGAACATTGGTGTGAATGCCCGCTGTACCATAGGCCTGAGTATAGCACCACTTATAGTAGGCCTGCTCGGCGGTTTTTGAGCCAGGATGTTTCTGCTCCCAGTCAACCCCAAGCTTCTTAGTCGCCATCTCTTTTGCAGACTCGTACCAGGATTTGTCCCCACTTACGCCATCCGAAAAGGCCTCCTTGCGGCGCCAAAGCACCTTGGTCGGCAGCGTCCCATCGTCAAACGCCGTGCGCAGCAACCACTTCTCGCACATACCACCCGGAATCGGGCGCCGAAGCTCTGTAGGAATAGCCAATGCCGTTGCAACAAACTGCTTGTCGAGATAGGGAGTTCTCGCCTCCAGACCATTGGAGGAAATGCTACGGTCCGAGCGCAGCACATCAAACATATGGATATCCGTAAGCAGCCGCCTACACTCGTCCTCAAACGCCGCATCCGATGGCGCTGCATTAAAATAGAGATAGGAGCCAAAGACCTCATCCGAACCATCCCCGTTAAAAATCACCTTACAGTCGGATATCTCACGAATCTTTTTCGCAAGCAGATAGTTTGGTACCGACGCACGCACAGTAGTGGTATCATACGACTCAATCGCACGAATGACCTCAGGTACCGCCGCAAAGAGATCATCCGCAGTCACAAACACCTCCGTATGGATCGAGCCAATATGCTCGGCCACCATCCGTGCATGAAGTAGGTCGGAGGACTTCTCCATGCCAATACTGTAGGTGTGTAGAGGGAAGTTATCCATGGACCGCAACTCCTTGGCCACGAGCGCTGCAATCAGACTACTGTCGAGCCCTCCGCTCAGGAGGCAGCCAATATCCCGTGACGTGTTCAGCACACGCTTGTGTACAGCTGTAACGAGCGCATCCTTGATGGATGCCGCTGCGACCATCACCCCCCTATAGTAAGGCTGCTTCACAAACGGAATCATATGATAGGCCTTCGGCGCCTCCATACGAAAGTTGCCGTGACTGAGCATGTGAATCACCTGATAGTGGCCCGGTGGAAAGGCCTGAATATCCTCACAATATGGTGTCAAGGCCTTAATCTCCGACGCAAACACGGGCTTCAGCCCGTCGGATGTGCCCCTATAGAGAGGGCGGACACCATAGGGGTCCCGTGCGATAATAATCTGCTGCCGCCCCTCGTCGACAATCACCATCGCAAAAACTCCATCTAACTCCTTAAAATAGGCATCCAGAGAAATACCCGATTGACAGAACTTCTCGTACATACCCCCCAAGACCTCGCAGTCAGAACCCGTATCGGTGCGCAGCTGATGCTCCTTGGCCAGCTCCCGCCAGTTGTAAATCTCTCCGTTACAGACCCAGGTACGGTCCTCCTGTCCCATGGGCTGCATGCCGAGCTCATTGAGCCCATTAATCGCCAGACGTGTAAACCCAAAGGTGCCGTAGCCCTCGATTGTCCGCACTCGTGTGTCCTCTGGCCCTCTTGCGCCCAAGGCATGAATAGCACGCACGAGCGCATTTTTCTTTTGAACAGACACATTGCCCGTATAGAACAAGATGCCGCACATACCCCTATAGAGAATATGTGCCGTATCTTTAGATTCCATGGACTCCAGTGATATCTTGAGAAAGAAGCAGGCTCAGACCGTCTACGGATTTTACAAGGCGAACGTGTTCAATGCGAGTGGACTGAATACCGTAACGGCCCAATCGTCGCCTAACTTGACCTTTGCGAATCACGGGCTTCAAGTCGGCGATAAGATTGTCTTTGGTCGCATAGGCACTGGCTTTGTATGGAGTTCAACTCCTGCGCTCAACACCATCTATTACATTGTCGCAGTCACCGCAAATACATTCCAGTTTTCAGCGACCTCGGGTGGAAGCGCAATCACTTGGTCCGGAACTATTACGGCATTTCCCACCTTTTACGGGCCCACGGCCTGTGTTACAAACTCTCTGGCCTGTACCAGTCTTCAGGGGTGCGTAACACGATTCCCTTCCTATGAAGAGCGCCAACAGTTCATAACAGGCTCTCAAGAGTGTAACTCCTGCTCGAATATTGGCTGCGGCTGCGGGAAGTAATCTAAACGAGTCCGACGACACCTCTATAGAATGTCAAATCTTCTGGATGGTCTCGGTTTTGTTGAGTTGCTCGATACGTTTGGTGACGACCTCACCGTTGTAAATGCTGCCCGTGTGAGTTTCGCCAAGGAATCCACCACGCTCGAGCCGAAGGATGAAAAGCTGATCAAGTATCTTGCGGATCACAACCATATTACTCCTTTTTTCCATCCACAGCTCCGGTTTCGGCTAAAGATGCCTATCTATGTGGCCCGGGAGTGGTTTCGCCACACGATTGGCTTTGCGCGCAATGAGGTGAGTCGCCGATATGTTGATGAGACCCCGGAATGCTATTTGCCACCCCCAGAGTCGCTGAGGGAGCGGGACACGAACAAGAAGCAGGGGTCCAAGCCGACACCGATTCAGAATGCAGCAGGGGTCCATCAGATACTCAAGACTTTTCAGGAGCAGGCTATTGCGACATACGAGACTCTTCTGGAGCAAAAGGTGGCTCCCGAAGTCGCACGTGGTGTTCTCCCCCAGTCCATGTATACGGAGTTTATTGAGACAGGGAGTCTTTCCGCCTATGCGAGGCTGTGCGGGCTTCGTCTAGATCCGCAGGCGCAGGCCGAGATTCAGGTGTATGCTGCGGCCGTATCGAAGCTGATTGAGGCCCGCTTTCCCGTCTCTTGGCGGGCCCTAATCCACGAGACTGCGGAATAGGATTCTCCAGTACTCTCGGAGAAGCACCGGATGGAAGGGGAGGCCGGAAGGAATATCAAAGCCCCTGTCGAGGTCACTCGGGCTATCAATCGTCAGTAGCGGCATAGAGGGATACTGGCGAAGAAGAAGTTGGGTATGTGCATTATCCTGTACGATAGGCCACACACCCTTTGCGATACATTCCCACACACGGTGCGTATCAATCCCATTTCCCCGGGGACATAGCATAGCCCTGCAGTCCGTCAAGAACTCCAGATACTCCTCCTTTGGCATCTGGGGAGCCCGGAACAGCCGAGGCGTGCTCACTGGCTCGTCACGCCACTCTTGCCGAATCTCGTGGGTGAGACCCCAGTGCGGCAGACAAATCGCAATAGAGCGGTTCACGGCCCGGGACACCGTGATAGGCGGGTCCACCTCCACCGAACCGCCACGCCAAATACGGTTCTCTTCCCCAATCGGCACGCAGCGAATGCGGGGATGCCAGCGCAGGGCGTTTTCGGCCCAGACATGAACCTTTGGATTTGACTCTAAGAACTCCGCAATAAGGGTATAATCGACACAGAAATCGCTATTATGAAAGATAATGAGCCGGAGGTTAGGCCAGATCCGGGAAAAGACATGACGTGCCGTTCAACTGTCGCCCATCGGATAGATAAAGAGACTTCGAGCCTCAAACGTCTCTGGATCCCAGTCCTCCTCAATAAGCCGTTGCCGTTCGACGGGACAGCCGGCATCAACCCAAACATGTTTCTCTGTAGCCTTGTCCCGATTCAAGACGGTATAGTCGCACAGCGATTGGAGGAACTCTCCTGTCACCGGAAGCACGGGGCCCTCCGGAATCGCCAGGCGCTCAATATCATAGTCCCCTGGAGGGCCTAAAGGAATCCACTCGAACTCCGGGGCGAACGCTTCAAGCAGCAGCAGGTAGTTTTCCTCTGCTGCGCAGGAGGGGCGTGGGCACCGGAGAGGTGTTCCCGGTGCTGCACGAAGCTGGGCTAGAAGAGTTGCGGGATCTGTTTGAAAGGAGAACTCGATCATCTAAACACTGTACTCGAATACCTTTAGAATGTCAACTCAAAAGCCAAAGGAGGAGCGTCTGAACGAGACTCTTCGGTTGCTGAAAGGGCTGAAGGCGAATGGCCTGGCCGAGGGGGATGGGTCCTATGTCGCAATCAAGGGCCTCCTGACCCATTGGGTCGAGAACGGCGAAGCCGTGGATACAACCATTGACCTCTTCCGACAGAATCGGATTGCGCATATCTCATTGCCGAAGGGGGCCGATAGGCCTGCGACGATTGCGTTGAAAGTGATTCAGGAGAACGATTTGGATTAGCGTTGGCGCCTATAGCCAAGTCTCTCTACCTTCTTCAGAATGGCCTCCACTCGTGCTGGCCTGAAAATAGAAGGTGGCCTCTATGAAGCGATTGCTCGTGGAAATAAGGACACCTTCTTTTTTGACCAGGACCCGGAGAAGGCAATCAATCCGTTTGAGAATCGGTATGATCGGATTCCTCCGAATCTTCAAGAACTTCGCCGGATTCCTCCCCTCAACGGAGCCGAGTTCGGCCGGAGCTGCGAGTTCGAGTTTGAGACGGCTGGAGACATTTTTCTCCGCCCGACAGTTGTTATTGATCTCCCTTCCTGGTATCCGCCCTCCGCCACTGCTCTGAATCCTTCCTTGCTCTTTACGGAACAGGGTACAGGGAACACCTACGGCTATACGAACGGCGTGGGATATTTCTTGTTCAAGAAGATTCAGATTTTCCAGGACAAGTTGCTCCTTCAGGAACTCACTGGGGACTCCCTGTTTGCGCTAAGAGCATCCCGAGGATCCCTTAACTCTGCCTATATGGAAAATGCGCTCGCAGGATTTCATGACGGTACGGCAGCCTCGATTGCGGCCAATGCGACTCCCTCCCGCATTCGTCTTGAGCTTCCCTTTCTCGGAGGGCATAATGGCTTCCCAAGCATTGCGATGCGCAAGCAGACCTTTAAACTGCGCCTGGAGTTACGGCCGCTTGAGCAGCTGATTGAGTATTCTGACCCGGCGGCCACGGTTGCGCCGAAGCCCTGGGGCACCACCTTTGTACATATGAGCTATGTCGGTCAAACGCTTGGGTTGACATCAATCTCCTCATCAGTTAGATTTGGAGCTAACAAAGAACCATACTTTATATATATTACAACAGGATTAACAACTATACCTATCGGAGTTCCTGCACAGATTATTAACTCTACGGATGCAACAAACTCCTATTATGCGAAAGTAATGTCCTACGCTCCTGTATCTGGTCTGTTAGAACTATCACCTGTTGCGACGAATATTCAGGGAATCTTTGATGGAACCCCGACACTCTACAACGTTATTGCACAGGTAGAAAGCTTTACGGCGCTCCAGCGGACCCAGATGGCCTCCCCTACGCTTCAGCTGGAGACACGGCACACCTATGTCGACGGTGAGACGCAGCTTGCGCTGCGATCCACGACGCTGGAAATCCCCTATTCCCGCCCCTATGAAAATACATATGTGATTAGCCCTGCTGAGTATGCGCCGATTGTGAAAGGGGTTGCGGCGTATGTGACACGGAGGGTAGATGCGCAGCATCCGGCTTCCCGACTCCTGTGGTATTCGAGATCGCAGAATGATTTGCGGGCCAATAGGCGGTGGAAATTCATGAACAGCATGGGTGATAATGAATATTATGCGGCACAATCGCTGATTATTGCGTCGAGAGACAGGGAGACGTTGTTTACACCCTATGTGTGGAATCTCTTGACGCATCATGCAAAAGAGGATAGAGATCCAGGCTATGGCATTGGGGAAATGTCATGGGATCTCGGAGATATTCGAGGGCGCAGGGCCCCCTGGGATCGGCAACCTGAAGGGACGATTAACTTTACTACAGCGGATCGGCCAACTCTCTATACATCGCTGAGCCTCGCTCCGAATGATACGATTCTTGGGACACCATCAACAGAAATGACCGCAGTGGTTGATACATGGGGCCTGTATTCGATTGAACAGGATCGGGGTGTCTTGAAATATGGAAACTAATGCGCATAAAGCCGATACTCTTAAAAGAGTATGAGTGGCAGCGTTAGCCCAACCTTTACAGATGCACAGTACCAGGCGGCGGCCGCCCAGTATATAGCATCCGGCAGTTATCCGTCCTCGTGGGCAACTATGATTCAGGGATTGAATACAGGTGGTTCTGTTGCAGCGCCAACAACGGCGGATACCCGGTATCAACAGGCCACCGCTGCTGCGCAGGCCGCCCAGGCAGCCTATCTGTCTCAGATGAGGCAACCTACAGCTGCTTCAAGGGCTCCAAACTGGATGGTGAATGCGAACTCCGCAGGCCAAGTGTTCTATACGGACACTGTTTCTGGTCAAGTGATTCCTGTACCGAACTGGATGCGATCGGGCTCGGTGTTCACAAACTCTGCGACAGGGCAGCAAACGGCCACGCCGCCACCGTTTCCCTCACAGAGCGTCGCACAGGCCCCGGTTCAGAGCGCCACACCCACGCTGAATGATGTGAGCAACTATCTTTCCAAGCTGCTTAGCGGGTCTAGTTCCCCTGCCAAGCTTACCTATGCGCAGCTTGCTGCACAAGGAGCTGGGTCTGCGAATGCGCAGTGGCTCTCGGGGATTCGCCCCTATCTCGCAGGAAGTAGCTCTGTAAATCCTCTTGGACCATATTTACTTCCTGGAACTGGTTCTGTCCCTGGTTCCTCTAGGTACGGATCCGCTCCAAGTCCTCCCGTTCAACGGTACCCTTCAACAACTGGATCTGGATCTCTCGATCCAAAAGCGACGAGTACAGATTGGATGTTTCGAGGGCAGGGTTCCGGCGTAAATACTCCTATTACAAGCGATGAAGCCAAGGGGGTTAAGAAATCCAGCGATATTGATGCTATCACGTATTCTGCATCGATTAATGATGAGCCGAAGGCAAATGGGCCTATTACAACTCTACTTGACCTTGTGAACCGTGACCAGCAGGAAAATGATCTCTTTCCTCTTCGGACAGAAATCACATGGTTTGCGCGTAACACTGAGCGGCGTCTGATTCCCTTCACCCCCAGTGTTCAAGAAATCGCCCTACGTGGTCCTGGGGCCTTTGGTCAGCGGTTCACCTTTGATCTCGGGTCCATTGTGGTAGGTGATCTTCTTCTTGGAGCTGCGCTTCAGATTCAGCTGGACCATTGGCTTGATGCGCAGTCCCGTAATATGTATCTTGCGGAAAAACTCCAGTATAGCTCGCAGGAGCGCCCCACAGCTTGGGAATACGCCAATAGTCTTGGAACATCGATTATTCAGCAAGCTGAGCTCGAAATAGATGGCAAGACGATTGAGACGATTGACGGCGATTTTATTCATGTCTTCTCGGCGCTGTTTCCTGAATATAATACGCAGGTGGGAATCGCCTATGACCATCTTGGACAAGTCTCGATAAAGCGGTTAACTGACCTCCATCGTAGACCGACGATTTATCCGATTGAAAATGGCAATCTCAACTGTGTTCTTCCCTTCTTTTTCATGCGCACTCGACTAACAGAGGCCCTTCCAATGATTGCGATTCGTGAGGGCCATGTCAAGATTAATATTACGCTGAGACCCTTCTCGGAATGTGTGCGGCAAATGCGTGGATTCCGTGACACCTGTACATCGGTTCCACCCCCGACACCCATACCGTTTATTCCACAGGGATCAAAGTGGATCTATGATCCAAAGACTCAGGCGGGATCCTGGGATGTGCCAGCGCAGTACAGTTTTACTATTGTGTTAGAGGGGGAAACATATAACTGGAACTTTGCTGCGGCGACTGGGCGAGGAAACTGGGTGACTCCCCCACCGAAG